CGAGCCACTAGCCAAAATCCGCCAAACCCTTCAACGCTCCGGACTTTCCGAATTTATTAAAAATGACCAACCGACGCAAGGAACTACTCTCGAAACTGCAACTATCGAATCCAACTGAGCAAGAAAAGGTCCTCGCTCAGCTCACGATTGAACGAATCTGCGCTGACATGTGTGATTTTTTCAAGAATTTTTACGCTCAAGAAGGCCCTGGTGCCATGGTGTATGTCCCCAATGCGGAGAAAGAGGAGGACAGTATGTTTTATTTGACGGTGTCAGACATGATTATGGCTTTGAATGACTTTACGCGACAAGAGATGGAGGGTCCAGCGGAGGTGATGCAAAAAGCTATCGCCAGGGGGGAGTCCCTGGACCCACTTAAAGAAGCCATTTTTATAATTCAAGACGAAAAAGAAATGTCTTTAGTTCATTACAAACGTGAGCAGCCTGTAGGCGGACTAGGGGGGATGATTATTACGTGAGTGCAAGACCTTGGCTGCCTAAACGCCAGTTTTTATCCAGGATAGGTAATGTTGTTAATGACTGGTTGACCCCAGTTGAATACTTACCTTATATTGATGCACTTCTTGGGGACATAGATTTAGATCCCTGTTCAACACACCTGGCTAACGATCAGTTTCTAAGGGCTAAACAGATTTACACTCTTAAAGAAGACGGACTGAATACTGAAATCCCGTGGACCGGAACAACTTATTTATTCCCTCCAACTTACGGGAGATGTTCCTTCAATAAAGAACGTGGAACCTGGAGATGGGGGTTGCGTGGCGGGGGGCCTTTATGTAAAGCACCATCTGCAATTTGGTTTAACAGATTAGAAAAAGAATGGAAGATGAGAAATATACGAGAAGCATTATTTTTTAGCACAAATCATGAAACAATGCGGACCAATCTTTCGATCTGGAATTATCCAGTCTGCATACCTGAGAAAAGGTGTAATTTGATACATGGCAAAACATTAACCACAATTGCAGGGCCCTTTACCTGGGGATACTTTGTTTATCTTCCTCGTGCTGAACTGGGATTTAACCAGGCTGATAAATTCATTGAAATTTTTTCGCATCTAGGGAAAGTGATTTATTGATTAAGGCGCTCAAGACGGCGTTGTGATGGACTTCGTGGGGCACCATAAGCGTTTCTAAAGGAGTAAGTAGAGTCGCCAGGTCCCGAAACAATGAAGCGGTCATCTTCTCTGCGGTCTTCCGCCACGGCAGAGCGTTGTGCAACCCTACGTTGAGCTACAGCCTTTGCTGCGGCTCTTTTGCCCTGCTCGTTGTCTACGGCATCCTGAGTACCGCTGTACCGATTGTCAACGTCGTAATCAGTGCTACTCTGGTGGTTCATAGAACCATTCTGACAGCAGCAAACTCATGGAAGATTTGGTTAATAGCCCATCGCACTATGCATCTGGAACAGTGGAGTGCATTGATGCAATTGAAGCGGCGATGACCAATGAAGCTTTTCGCGGCTACCTGAAAGGTAACATTCAAAAGTATTTGTGGCGCTATGAAGACAAAGAAAACTCCCTTCAAGATTTAAAGAAGGCAGAATGGTATTTGAAGCGATTAATCGCTTCATGCGAATATCATGGATTACGATAAAATTCTTTACGAGTATTGCCCCGAACTACAGCTGCTGGACATGTTGGACTGGTTGCAGGACACTAAAGGTTCTTGGGGGACCCCAATCCCCCCTGCTCTTGATTCCAGTAACGAAAAAAGCGACGAATAGTTTCCCCAGTAGGATCCCACTCTACAATTTTTCGCTCTAAGTATTCGATTGCTTTAATTTGATTAGGAGTGCCCATATAGTTTTCTCCAATATTAAGCAAACAATGTTTCAGAAGGCACTTGTGTTTTGTAAATAAAGGAACCTGATCATCTGGCGCCAAGTAAGTATTCAGCTCAACCCGTCGACGTTCTTTTAAGAATGGATTGCAGCTGCGATATGCGGGGTTGATAAATGGGCTCCATTCTTTAATGAGAGCGTTCTTGCTTGCCCGTTTATTAACCAGGTGCAGAAGCTGACACTCTTTAAAAGTAGCCAAGCCAATGCTGTGTGCATAACTAAGAAGCGCAGCACGTTTTTTGGGCGCAGTCGGCATGACAACGTAGTGCTGAATTTTATCGGCAAATTCTTCTAAGTCTTTTATCAATTGCTCATCTATTTCTTTCTTTGTTGCCCTGGTAAACATTCCAACCCAAGATTTGCCTAGACGCTTGCTGCCGTAGCCGATACGCCACTCACCGTGTTCAGTTTTGTACCCAGCAAAACGGTCGAATCCGCAATAGGTTCTGGCCGGAGTGTAAAGTTTTATAATCTTAACGGCTGTGTCGTTAAGAAAAGAGTTGTTGTATTCCTTAGGGGACAACCACTGTACCGACAAACTCAGCGTCAGCATAGCTGTCAAACGTTAAAAGCACAACATAATCTTTTGCTGCGTTGGTAACGGTCACGGCAACGGCACCCTTACCTTTACCAGCTTTGTCAATATTGAAAATCTTCTGGTAGCCGGTAGGGGCGTTGCCCGTGTTGTACGCGTCTTCTTGAAAAATTTCAATATCAAGAAGAGCGGCGCTTTTATCGATCCTAATGATGATGTCGCCAGTGGTAGACGGGTTCACGCGGAAACCGCGAACGAGATCGCCAGTGTTACCCGCAAGAGTTGGGCCCAGGTAAGTGATTTCCGTAGTACCGGTACTGAGCTGCAGATTATTTAAAGTGCCTTTGATAGTGCGAGTAGGCATGAGTCTTAAGAAAGTTGATTGGCGGTGAGGTAATTAAAATTGATTTCAGCGTCAATACCATGTTCTTTCAAGATATTGAAGAACAGTTGACGATCCATCATTTTCTGATGAAGCATGTCAATGAACGCTTCTTCTAACTCGTCTCGGTCCAGGTCTTTGATCGCAAAAGCAGCCGCGTGCACGGCAAACTCTTGATCAACCGACAGGTTTAGAGCATTGGCGTCCATTAAATCGCCCAATCTATGCCGTAATTCTAACAGCCGTGATTAAAAAAGGCACTAACCTTGGTAAGCCGGATCGCGTAACGGGGCATACCGTTGATCCTGTGTGAATCCTGGTAGGTCGCTAGGTAGATCAAGAGCCCCTTGTTCCAAGGCAGGTAGCCTTTCTGATATATACGTTTTTAAATACTGGCTTGTCGCTGGATCGGCGGTCATTGTGTGCCTGTTTACGGTTCAAAAGGCAGGTGCCAACGCTGTAGGCAGTAAAGAAAGTAAAACCAAAAATAACTATTAGAGGTTCCACTTGCCACAGGTTCTTTCAACTACTATATTTTATCTAAACCACAATTGAAACATGGGCGAAACTGAGATTGCTTATGAGCTGATGAAAGCCGCCGTAAGCGGCGTCAGCAAGGTCCAAACCCTTAGTCATATCAAAAATACGTTCAACTTAACAGAGGAACAGTTAACACAAGTCTTAAATATCTGCAACTTGAAAGTCAAACCAAAAGAAATTAATTACAAAGAAATAGCAAGTCGAAGCTTTGAAATAGAAACAACTCAATACAAATATCCATTTACACAATTTTATACTTTTAACAATTTTTTAACTCCGGAAGACTGTCAAACATTAATAGAAGAGTCCAATAAAAAATTAAGACCTTCAACTGTGTCTAATGTTAAAGACAAAGTCGTGCTATCAAAAGACAGAACAAGCAAAACTGCTGATCTAGCTTACTTTACTTCTTCTTATTTAAACGAAATTGATAACAAAATAACAGCGTTTATGGGACTAGATCCATTTACTGGGGAGATTATGCAAACACAAAAATATGAACCCGGGCAGTATTACAAAGCTCATACAGATTATTTTCATCCATTAACAAGAGAATATAAAACATATACCGAGTGGATGGGCCAACGTACTTGGACGTTTATGCTTTATTTAAATGACGTAGAGGAAGGCGGCGAGACGTATTTCAAGCATCTTAAATTAAAAATTAAGCCCAAACAGGGTATGGCTGTTTTCTGGAATAACCTTTACAGAAATGGAATACCGAATCCAAAAACTTTACATGAGGCTTGCCCCCCAGTGAGCGGGGAGAAGTATGTAATTACTAAGTGGTTCAGATCTTGGCCGTTGATTTAGTTAGCGGCAATTTTAAACGAGACGCGTGCGTTGGTGCCGCCGGTTTCCCTTAAAAAGTTTGCCCGCACTTTGCGAACCGGAAAACCGGTGACGTTATAAGCGTAGGTTCCATTTTCTGTAATAGTGTTAGAAATCATGGCGCCAAAGGCTGCGCCATCCGTGCTGCCCTCAAGCCTCACCACAACACTGGTGTCAATATCTTGAACGGTGACTAAAAGCGTGTAGTTACGGGTGGACAGGTAATTAACTGTATAAACATCGTAGGCTTCAGTAACTCCAGGTGCAGACAGGGTGTCCGGACTGAAGAAGACTGTCTGTTGGTAACCCTCAAAATAACTCATAGGTTTTGAAATTATTTAGACATTATACCGACTCTGTTGTTGTAACAGAGAAACAGGGTGTGTTACTCTACCATGACGCCCATCCAAGTGGTGGTCTCTACGAGGGCTGGCGCACGATCTGTTAAGCAATCCCCAGTTCTTTGACCTATCACTGGCAACGTGTAAGCGTTACTGACAAGTCGGGGACACTACGAGGGCAAACACCCGATACGGGGCCACAGGGGCCACCAGGAACTTGTCCCAGCCCGTGGGCAGCGGGCCGATGTAGTTGACGTGCCAGCCGGCCATAGGGGTCGCAGGCGTCACGACGGTGCCGTCTGGGTCGATCACTGCGTCGTCGTTGTAGATGGTGCCAACGATGTCCATCGCGTAATCGTGTGTGTATTGGATGTAACCGCCAGGATTGTCACCTTCTGGCTCGCTGTAGAAGCCAGCAACGTATGCAGCAGAACGGAATGTAGTTTCGTCGGGAAAGCGGAGATAGTTAGTCATTGTGATCAGCCAGTAAGAGACTGAAGGGTAGCATTAGAAAGACGAGAGGGATAGAAAGATAATCGTTTGATATGAACAGTCGGTGGTGGACTATAAAAAGCATGAATGTTATCGCCATGGCCAATGACTAATTTGTTCACCCTGGCGCTAATTAAAGAGGCGTTTGGTGAGTTGGCCCCTGAAGACAAAAATCCGTTTATTCCGTATATTCCCTCAGTAGAACTCCAGCTCATAAACCCATTCCTGGGTGAAATTAACGGCTCGCCAGGATAAATATTTAATGCACCCATTATGTCAAAACTTACACCATTCAAGTAAGCGCTTACTCCTGTTTGCAGAACGCCGCTGGCATAATATCCAAAAGTTGAAAAACCATTTGTGCGAAATCCTCCAGCAGTAAATCCACCAATTAGCTGTGCGCCTAGATAATACCAATTTGAATTTATTGGAGTTTGCGCAATGCTAATAAAGCTTCCTGAACTTGCATTAAACCAGCTACTAAAATTAGCCCCTGTTATGTCCGCTATATCCGCAGCGCGAGTGACAGTGGCGCTGGTAGAAGTGTCGGCAGAGCGAGCGACAGTAGTAGTAGTAGTGGGAATATAACTAGTAGCACTAGTTCCCGCCTCTAATTGTGCTCCCCATAGTTCAATAGCATTACCACTCGTAACTAAACGAATGCCCACTTGTTGGTCAGCCGTAGTAGCGGGAAACGCATATCGCACCCACGAGGAAGTAATGGCTTGCGGAGTATACGTTGAACCGTTGTCAAGCGTATATTCCACTGCTCCAGAGCCCGTCACGCGACGCAAGAAGACGCTCAAACTGCGTGCAGCGGAAGTGCCAATGCCAGAGCTGGAAATAACGGTGGCATTTGCTGCAGAAGCCGTGATGCGCAAGGCATTAGCCGTGCCATCAGGACTAGTTCTTAGCGTACCGTCGCGAGTGATGCTTGTATCCGCCCAGTCGTTTTGCGTGCCTCCGCTGGTGGCAAAGGTTTGACTATGGTTAAGAAGATTAGTGCCAGCAGCTTCTAGAAGCAGCCCTGCTGGGCGGAAGATGCCATTTTCGTCAGGAAAGAATGCAGCAGAACGTGCTACGCCGCTGGCTGCAGTCTGGATAATGCCTGCGGAATCGTAGAATGTGGCTGTAGATGCGCGACCAGTGAAAGTGGCGGGAGTGGGGATGTAGGAGGTGGGAAAAGCGCCGACTTCTGTCTGAGCACCCCAAAGCAAGGCGCCAGATGTTCCATCTCCTGCAAAACTTTGTTGTACCGTAGTTGTAGTTGGCAGTGATTCAATCACCCATCCAGCCACGGCGCCCATGTTTCCGCTGGCAGATGTACCAGTACCCGAGCAGCGATACCAACCGTTTCCAACTGGCGTTATGCTTGCTGTCCCGCTTTCCAGCAGAACAACAGTTCCAGCCGAAAGATCAAACGTTACTTTTATTTGATAAGCTGTACCATCGTAAACACGCAAGCCTAGGCGAGGATATCCATTGGCTTTTGCGTAGACGCTAAATGTAAAAGTACCAGAGCCGCGTGTTGCGAAATTAGTTACATAATGGTTGCCGGAAACTACGCTTGGGATTATTTTATTAGCAGTAGTGGTACCATTTGGGCTTGTCCCAGCATTTGCAGTGACAGTTAAAGTGGTGCCGTTAAACCACTGATCAAACTGCTCGCTGTAAAGCCAAACGTTCGTCCTCGCCTCCTCCACCAACAGCCCAAGGCTCTCCCCCGTCGCGGGGTTGTGATCGAAGCGTGGGGCGTTCGTCACCGCCGTCTGCAACACCCCATCGCTACCCACAAACGTGCCGCTGCTGGCGCGGGTAAAGGTGACACGGTTCTGGCCGCTGACGTAATCGGTCAAACTTTTGGTAGAAGCAAACCTAAGGTCAAGTGCTGGCGTACCAGCTTGGGAATACAGCAGATTGTCGCCGGTGCCAGGAGCACCTGTAATAACCCAACTCATGGCACCATCCTCCAGGGGTGATTAGTGGCAGTGTCTTCTAGTGCTGTGTAAGTCATATCGCGTACCTCACGATGACGATGCCGGAGCCGCCGGAGCCTGGGGTGCCGTTATATGCGTGTCCTCCTCCTCCGCCTCCTGTATTGGCGGAGCCGTTCCCAGCAGCAATAGCTGTGGTATTACTGCCATTACCACCACCACCTGCTCCTCCTAGGCCAACATTGGCGCTACCGGACCCACCGCCACCGCCTCCAGCTCCACCGCCGCCTCCAGCGTAAAAAGTTCCTAGAGATTGCCAGTTCAAGCCATCACCGCCTTTTCCAGAAACGGCTGAAACTCCATTAGAACCAGCGGCTCCAGCACCGCCGCCGCCACCGCCAGCAGAGCTTGATCCAGAAACAAAAGCATTGCCTCCACTGTTACCCTGTCCAGCGGTGTTGGATCCTCCTGATCCAGTGCCGGATGACCCACCGCCACCGCCGCCACCTGATCCGCCTAATCGCCCTGCAATAATACTTTCACTACCTCCGCCCCCGCCACCAATTGCAGTTTGACCAAAAAATGAAGAACTTTGGCCGTCAGAGCCTTGTGCATACCCGGTAGCTGCCGCACCACCATTACCTACCGTAATGGCATGTGCTCCAGTATTAACTGTTGCAGACCCTGCAATATAGCCGCCTGCGCCTCCACCGCCTGCTGCTCTGTCGCCGGCTCGACCCCCACCGGCACCGCCGCCAACGGCAAGATACTCAACGCTGCCACCGCTCATCACATTCAGCGATGACGTGCCAACGGTCTTAAATTCATGAACGCGGTAAGTGATGCCGCCAACAACAATGGTGTAAACAAGATCACCGCCTTCGGCCCAAGTGGAAGGGGTCTGACGCAAGGTCACCTTCCCCGGCACATAAATCGGGCTCATGGCTGACACCTCGTAGTGTTATAGGTTTCGGTCATGGTATTGCTACTCCAAATGCGGTGATGAGGGCTGACACGCGGGTGTCGAGTAGGGCGAGGTCTAGGGATTCGCCAATACTGTAGAAGGCGAGGCCAGTCTGCACAGCATTGGCGTTGCTGTTATTTCTGAATACAAAGAAATTGCCACTTGACTGGCCTGTCGAGCTGTTAGAAGCTATTCCAGACACATTATTATCTCTCCACGCAAATTCACTATTCAAACTTCGACTGGCACCTAGGAACCCCGGGCCTGTTCCCGTGCTTGTGCCAGAAAACACAATAGAAGATGAATTTACTCGCGCACCAAATCCAACACTATTTCCGAGTAATTCAATTATACCTTGGTTGCCACCTATATACCTATAAGTATTATCAAATCGTTGATTGTAGTAAATAGATAAATGGATGTTGTTTTGAGTCCCGGCGCTGCCAGCTCTATTCGAATCTAGGTATTTTGCAGTTGAGTTACTTGTTAGTCCAGTTTTCCGGTTGTAGTCACCAGACACAAACGGGCCAACGTTGGTAGGCGCCGTCCCCACCAGCGGAACCAACGCACCATTCAACGTGCGGGCACCAGCCAGAATGCAGGAGGCTTTGATAGCGTTCCAGATGCCGTCAGCCTTGCAACCAGTGACAAACTGATTCACTGCTTGTTGGACGCCTTGCTCCAGTGCCTGATTGTCGGCCACCTCCACAGCTTGAAGGTACGCCTGGGCATCTGGATCTGACACCGCAGCCCCGCCATACCCAGGCCGCACAATCAGCGTCATACGCCCTCCTCAACCGGCGGAGTAGTGTCGTTGTCTAGTGGGGGAATGGGTGCCACATAAGGCGTCCCGTCAGCATTGAACTGGGGCGGGATGGGGCCGGTGTAGTACGGGCCGACCTTGAGGTCTTGGCACGCCTTGTTGGCCACAGCCTGAGCGTACTCAGCAATTACGTCCTTAGGGTCTTTGCCCTCAAGATTGGCGGTAGCAATGATGCCGGGGACGAGCGTGTCGTCGATTGTGATTGTGAAATCCATGATGGTTACCAAGTAGCGATGGCTGCCCGCTTCCAGGTGTTGGTAGCGGTGCAGATGTAAATAAAGCCAGCGTCATAGCGGATGTCGCCAGCGGTGCCGGTTGAGCCAGTGGCGGCTGGAGCAGTGCCTACGGCGCGAAGTTGGCCAGAGATGGTGCCGTCACCGGTTGAGCCGTTGGTGACTTTGACCGTATTTGTGCCAGACCGCACCAGCCCAATATCAGCCCCTATTCCATACGAAGTTGGGCCAGATGCTGCCCAAGCAATTTCATGAGTAGGGGCAAAACGAGTTCTACTGGTTTCAACAAAAATAGGATATGAACTATTAGCCATAAGCAACAGGCCGCTGTTGTAATACTCAAAGCCCGTATTTTGCCCACCCATCCATATATTGCCGCCGCTTGTCACCCGGACTCGACTTGTCCCATTCACCTGCAAATCCAGCAGGTTCCCGCCAAACCCACTCGCCGCATTAACGCCAAGGCCCGTGCCGCTGGTGCTCCAAGCGGTAGACGTAGCCCCTGCGGGCTCAATCAGCAGATGCGGCTTGGTGGTGGTGCTGGTGCCGCCCGTGAACCAAGTGCCGGTGAAGACCTTGGCGGGGCTGGAGGCCAGACTGGTGTAGCTGTTGATCAACCGCCCAGCAAGGGTGACGCTGGTGCCGTCAAACGTCATCGTGCTGACGCCTGCGTACGCCCCAGCGTTGTTGTAGACGACCTGCCCACTAGAGCCTGCAACTAATCCGACGGTGCCAGTGGCATCCGGGAAGCTGATCGTGCGGTTGGCGGTGGGGGTGACGCATTGGAGCGTTGTAGTGAAGCTCCCGCCATCGTTTAAATTAATGTCACCACCTAAAGTTAAAAGGTTAGATGTTTTGTTGTATGTGAAATCAACGTCGCCGCCAAAAACGCCTCCGTCGTTAAATTGAACCTGAGTATTGGTGCCACCTGGTACGCCGTTACCGTTGTTGGGACCGACATCATCCAGGGTCCCAGTAAAAGGATTAAATTTGTAGCTCACGATCAGACCTTGGTAACGGTGAGGAGGTTGTTGCTGCCATCGTATGTTAGGGCAAGAGTAGCAACAGTATTGCCCCCAGAGCCGCCATTCTTAAACACCACGCCAGTCAGGTTAGCCCCAGTGTAGCTACAACTTACGTAGTCGTGCAAAGGGATGTTTAAACCAGCCATCACAACAACTGGTTTCGTACCCGTATTTACGTTGAATGACATAGTTAATTTCTTATTTATTTACCATTATACCTAGAATAAAGCAATCAACTCTTCACAGAAAGGTTGGCTTTAAGAAGCCACTGATTTTTCTTGTGAACACGTCCGCGCTCAACGCCTAAATCAAGGGT